TGTTTCCCCTTCAACATAAAGCATTCCCCAGTTAGTAACAGGTCTGTTTGTTCCTGCTGTTGTCTTTATGTGATACACTCCATTTTCTGTTAATGTATTCCAATCCACTGCTGATGTTATGGTTTTTGTACCCAAAAAAATTTTTTTGAGGTTAGACAGAAAACTGCCTAACCCCTCTTTATTTAGATACGTATTTTGTATTTTTGCCATTATAACGCACCTCTTTTTTTAATTATTCTGTAATGCCAAATAATGCATTTATCTCTTTGTCTGAGATTGCTGTATAAGTAGTTCCTTCCAAAGTTGCCACTTTTGTTTTTAATGATGCAATATCATTCTTGTTTGTTGCTACCTGGCCATTTGCTAATGCTGTTACTGCACCTGCTTTTTCATAATTTGTGCTTGCTGTGTAAGCTGCGCTTCCAAGACCTTTTACAGCTACATCTGTTCCGTCAACGGAAACTGTTCCATTTGCTGTACCTGTTTTTACTGACTGAACTGCAGTATCAGCCTTTCCTAAAGAAGTCTGAACAGCTGCATCTAATTTTGCCTTAGAAACATTACCATTAGCAATTTTAACTGTTGTTACCGCATTAGTTGCTAACTCAGTAGCTCCAATAGAACCAGCTACAACAGAAGCACTAATTTCTCTTGTGGTTGCATCAATTGAAACCTGAATCTTAGTAGCATTTGCTTTTGCCTTATAAATATCAACAAGAGTACCTACGTTAATATATACCTTGTCATTTGTAGCATTATTTAATGTTAATACTAAATATGTACCTGCACTTGTTGGTGCACCTGTTCCTGTTGGAAGTGTCTGTGCAGTGTATGTTTTAACTTCACCACTTGAAACCACCATATCCTTTGGAATATCAATTGTTCCAATTGTTTCAGTTCCCTGCTTAAATGTATAAGATTTAGCATATCCTGAAGTAGTAGTTGTTGTATCAACTGTTACTTTTTCTCCTCCAATTTTAGTATCAATTAATTTTTTAACCTGTGAATCATAAGTTTTTAATCCTTCATAATCTAAATATTTCTTTTCTACTGTCATTTCGTTTTCTCCTTTTCTATTCAAACATTTTATTTATCTCGTTGATTGAAATTGAATCAACCTTTCCACTAACTTCAATTTTTTTTGCTATGTCTTCTTTATCATCTTCTGTTAAAACATAACTACTACCATTGAATTTACCTTCATCTGCATCAGTTCTTACAGATTGTGCTATTTCTTTTGTTTCATTCAGTATTTCTTCTATTTGCTGTCTGAAACTCGGCTCATCATCTTTTGATGTCACTTCTCCAGGTCTTGCTCTTGGTTCCACCGGAATAATAAGCTTTTTCATTGTTGTTTCCGAATTACTGTCTATGTATTGAATATACAAGACAATTTCATTTCCCTGTTGCACAAAAAAATCAGGTATTTCTACCTGACCATTTACAACAATTTTGTTTTTTGTCATTTCTGTTGCCCAATTGGAAAATTGTACTTCCGCACCATCCGGAACATCAAGGAATTTTATTTTTTGTCCCTTGTCATACTGATAAAGCATTGGTGATTCCAAAGTATCGTGACCTTCAAACTCAATGGTAATCACATTTTTTTCTTTAATTGCTATCATTCGCTTCCTTCCTTTCCATTTCTTTAAATTTTATTTCAAAATCAACAATCTCCTCTCTTAGACTGTTAATTCTATCACGTATGTTCTGTCTTTCTGAATGGAGCTGTTCTATGTCATATGGGATTTCAATGTTCATAAGACTACACTCATAAGATTTTATGATCTTGTAATCTCCATCTGAAAGTTGTTTTTCCAATGAACTTAACTCCATCTTTTTTTCCATCATTTCATCATAGAAATGCATTTTTTTAATGTACGCTTCCTCTTCCGCTGTAGCTTCTCGCTCAACTCCTGCATCTATTATTATCATTTGCTCCAATCTCCTAATCGTTCTTTGCTTCATATTCATCTGACAGTGCATTTATTCCTGACATTGTCTTGTTAAATATGATTGACTGCACGTTCTGCCTTGTTATTACAGGATTGCCATCTGCATCAGAGGACCACTTATCAACATCAAAAGTTACGTAATCGCCAAGCTCCAAGAATGGAAGGCCCAGTGATTTAGCCTTGAATGGTGCAAACTTAATGGTAAAAGGAATCTTTGGTTCAATCCATCCTTTTCCAACATTGTTTGCCACATCTAATAACAACTGATAACTTGATTTATGCGCACTGTAAAGTGGTGAGTATGTAATGGCAAGATTATTCTTTTTATTCTCTCCATTTAAAAGTGTGCCATTCATATCCATAACCTTCCAGCCATTGTTTACATACAAGCTGTCCTGTAATTCTATGCTGTCCTGCTCGTACAACTCTGTGATGTTAATCATTCCTGACGGATGATAAAGTTTATTTTTCTTTTTCCAACAATCTGCAAAAAACTCACTTTCAGGAGTCCACGTTGAATCAAACTCACCTGTTGATAAATATTTTACTGCTTTAAATGTTTTTAAAAATTCACTATTAACATTTGTAACCTGTACTGTATAACTAGAGTTCCCTGTTTCATCCAAATCGTGTAGCATTACTCTTCCGCTTCGTCTTAATGATATAGTTTTTAAATTTCGCCCAGAATATTTATTTACTGTAATCTCAACTCCAAGTTCTTCTGCCAACTTATCATCAAAAGAAAACTCAATTGAATAAATATTCCCCATTAAATCTGGAATTTGAAATAATACACCTTCCTGTGAATTGATAAACGAAACATTTGATGTTAAAAGTTCACTTGGATATGTACTCTTATCCACTATTTTTTCATAATAACTTTCTTCACCATAAGAATTAGTGAACTTAACCACATTACCAATGCTATACTCTGTAGCTGAATTAAACTCACCCTTGTAATTGGAATCGGCTGTTGTCGTTCTTTTTTCTGAATTTACAAACTTATAATCAAACTCACCTGTTGTTTGGTCGATAACCCCGCAAACACCATTCATATTGCAAATCCATTGCAATAATTGGAGTGCAGAATAATCTTCCTTGAATGGACCTATTTTTAAATCTATTACATCCATTGGCAAACTAATGTTATAGAAATCTTTCTGATTTATTCCAATTTCAGAAAACAAATCATTTCTTAAATGAAAAACTTGTAAATCATTCGGAAAATATTTTTCAAGTTTTTCAACATATTCAGGTCCATTTATCGTTGGAGCTACACCAGTTGGTGGTGTTTTTAAGTCTCCTGAAGCCACTTTCACAATATTACAGGCTTGATAAAAACTATCTATATAGTCCTGTTTAAAATGATAATATCCTTTAGTTTCTACATTATTTGAATCAGTATATGTGCCATACACAGTCTGGTCTTTTTTATATGTCGTTTTTAGCTTGTATGAACCCTGATAAGAATATGGATCTACCATTCCCATTCCATACTCATCCACCTCATTCATCCAACTTTGAATCGACATTTCCTGACATTCGTGTAATTTATCATAAGCTATCAAATCCCTATATCTTGGATCTGAAGCCTGTCTTGTAAAGCTTTCAACCTTTCCCCTAAATATGATAATGTCTTCTGTATTGGATGTATCAACATAACCATATACTCTTTGACATTCTTCCAATTCATCAGGATATAATTCATTTTTGCAAGCATTCGTCAATTCATATACTTTCAGGTTGCTTACAAATTCCTTGAATGCATCTGTATCTGTTCCTGAATAGCTTATTTCTGCAAACCACCCCTTTAACGGATAGTTACTTCCAATGGGATAATGTTGGGGCATAATAATATCTGTTTTATTATTAAAATCCCGTACCACATAATAATACGGACCTCCAGTGTACCAACATCTAATGGTCATACTCACACCATCAAGAACCTTTTCTGATGTAAGAATTCTTATCCCGACAAAATTATCCGGTTCTCTTCCAAAAATGTTGTATTTCTTATCAGTTTCATTGTATACAATGTAAGAACTGCTTACTTTTGTTCGTTTGATATTTTCTGTTTTTTCATCAGAAACATCATCGGAATAAATATAATATTCCTGGTCAAACTTTACTATGTCCCCTGACTTGTAATTTGTTCCCTTAACCCATTCACCCTTGTAAGAATCATCCTTTACTGACAACATGGCTATGATGTCCTGACCTGTAATGTCTGTATCATAGTCAAATGTTGTAAGATTAAACTGAGTTGAGATACAGCCCTGTAGCATCAAATTTGAATCACTACAAAGACTGCCTGTCAAACTCATGCTTTCTTCCTGAATGTTTGCATTTGTGATTGGAGTTAAGTTTGCATTATTCGGAAATGTGATTGTTAACTTCTTTGGAACATTATGCTCTGTATATGCTCTTATTGTATCTTCATTTACGTTTAACATTGGTGCTCCTTTCTAGTACTCTATGAATGCATATCTTATTGATTTGTATTCAATGTCAGGCTTACTTCCTTTGACTATTTTCTTTATCTCATAGTCTATGTCAGGAATATATGCTTTCATTTTTTGGTATTTCAACTCTTCATTATTCCAATATTCAACACTTACTTTTCTTTCTGCATTATTTATCAGAGCCTTGTCTATTATCTGTTTGATTTTTCTCAAATCCTTTAAATGCAATCCATCAATTGTGGTAAATTCAACTTTTGTTTTAAAGTTCGGAGAAGTCTGACGAATCAGATAATTGTTTGAATTTCTGTATGCTTTTAATTCAGTTCTTTGGTTGTCTGTTGATTTGTAGCTTTCCAGTGCTATGTATTCAGGTGGAAACTCCACGTCGTTTAACTTAATTAAATATCCCTTAAAATCTGCCATACTACTCCTTTCATCAGGTCCATACAGGTTTTCCTGTTCTTCTCTGCTCCTGAACCACTTCCTGCTTAACCATGTTGAATACTCCTCTTGAATCCTGCTGCACAATGACATTAACCTGCATGTTTGAAATTGCATTAAGTAAGTCTTTATCAGAAATACCTGTTGTGTTTTCACCCTGCACCTGTCTAAATGCGTCCACGATTGTTGATAATGGAGATTCAATGTTAACACCTTTTTTCTGATCACCCAACACTGCCATAAATTCATTGTTTGGTGGAATGACTGCTCCATTTGCTAAATAATGAACGTATTCATTCGTTACTGGAAGCTTCTTGATATTTAACCCGAACTTTTTTATTCCTGTTAATTTTTGAAACCATTTAGGCGGTTCTATTTTAATGCTATTAAGTTTTTCAATTGCAAAATTAAGACCTTCTACAATTTTTTTAATCATATAATTTATAAATCCTAATATTGCATTTATCGGATCTTTCACAATACTTTTTATTCCGTTCCATATTCCCTTAAGAATCTGTTTAATTCCTTCCCAAGCTTTCTTCCAATCTCCTGAAAATACTCCACCCAGGAAAGTAATTATTCCTGAAAGAACTGTTGTTATACTGTTTACCACACCTTTTATGGTATTGAATGCTGATTTAAATGCACCTGCAAATGTATTTACAATAAAGGTAACAAATGGCTTCATCTTGTCCCATACTGCCTTTATTCCATTCCAAATATTATTTAATATAGGACTTATTGCTTTCCAAACTGCTGCCACAGCCGACTTTATGTCATTCCATGCTTTTATCCAGAAATTTCTAAATGCTGACGACTTATTCCACAACACTACAAAGGCTGCAACCAACGCTGTTATTACAATAATTACCTTTGCCATTGGATTTAAGTTCATTACAAAATTGAGAGCTTTTTGTGCAACACTTAAAAGTTTTGTTGCTGCTGTCTGCAATCCTGTCTTTATTGTAGCAATTACCACTTGAGCATTATTCTTTACCCAAGCTGCTGTGCTTTTTATCAGAACTGCCGTTATATCCCTTAAAACTCCTAAGGCTCCTAACATATTGCTAATAAACTGTACTATTTTTATTCCTGCCATTGCTGTTCCAAGGGCAATGAATGCCGCCTTAACAGGAGTTATTCCGTTGTTTAATAATCCGGTCAATGTTCCCTTTAATAAACCAAAACTTGCAGTAATTGCATTGCCTATGATTGTAAACACTCCGGCTATGATGCTTTCCCAATTAATGTTTCCCAGAAATGTACCTATATCCTTTCCTATCTTGTCCCATTTCACTTTTTGTAAGAATGTACTTATTTCCGTTAATGCGCCGACTACAGCTATTCCAATTGTTTGTCCTAATTCTGTCCAATTAATGGCTTTAAAAAACTTATTAACTGTTTTGGCTATTCCTTCTGCAAAACTGCCCCACGCATATGTGGTAACAAATCCATAAGCGGTGTCTATTGCTCCCTGTACTGCATTTCCTAAAGTCTTTCCCAGTAATCCCCACTTAAAGTTTTGAACAAATGAGTTAATTGATTCACCTATGAATGTGCCAAACTGTTTAAAATCAAATGTGGTTAAAAACGTATATGCAAACCTAAGTCCTGTATTTAATGCCTGTGCAACTGTATTTCCCAGTGTTTTTGCCAAATCCATTACAGAAAAGAAACCATTTAAGGTCCTTGCCAGTTTTGAAGCTATGTCAGAGGTTGTTTTCTGTATGCTCTTCCACTGTATCTTTTTTAATGCATTATTTAACTTGTTTGCTACAAGCTTTCCTATGCCTTCCCAATCCCCTGATTTTATCAGTTTCTTGATTTGGTCAACAATTGGTACATCCATAGCCTTTGCATTAAATATCGGAGCAGATGTTGAACCTGATCCACTGCTTCCACTGTCAGAACCTGAATCAGTATCCTGCATTACATTTAATTCATCATATGATGCCAACTGCTGTTGCTTTGCCTTTGCATTCTTTTTACTTGCCTTTGTATTCTTATCTGTAGCCTGTGTGTTCTTATAAAGACTTTTTGCCATTGCTGTACTCTGTGCTATTGTCTTTCCAAATATTGAAGACATTACATTGGCAAGATAATTTGAAAATGTAACAAATGCAGACAACACACTTTTAATTGCCGGCAATACAAAGTTGTATAAAGGCGCAAATGCTGTTAACAGATTTCCCTTAATTTGAGCAATTAAATTTGACATTTCACCATCTGCTGATATTACATCCTGAAATGCAGTTCTTAATGCTCTTAGTGCCTTGGTCATCATTGAAAATACAAACACTCTTTTAACCATTCCACCAAGTTTCTTGCCTAATCCGTCAACCTTTCCTCCTACATTTCCAATAAGATTAGGAACCAGGTTTAATTTTTTTGTTAATGAATTGCCAACATTTCCTATGTCCTTTCCAAGCTTTCCAAAATTCTTAATGACTCCCAGTAGCTTAGAACCTAATCCCTTAACAGATGACTTTACCTTTTCAGACATTGATGTGCCTGACTTTCCTGCATTTTCTTCTTTTTCTGCCAGTTCACCAATACGCTGTTTCAAAACATTAACTTTTCCCTGTGCATTATCGACATCCTGAGAAAACTTACTAAACTTTTCTGTATCACTGCCTAATTTAAACTTCTTGCCTTCCTCATTAAGTCTTGATACCTCTGATTCAGCAGCTTCCAGTTTTTTATCAACCGTATCAATGTCATACTGCATTTTCTTGTATGTCTGGCTATTTTTGTTTCCACCTGTCTCCTCAAATTTTTCTCTTGCATCTAACAGCTTAAGAAATTTCTTTGTTAAGGTGTCTACTTCTTTCTCTGCTGCAACATATTCTTCTGTTTTTATCTCTGTATTGGCAAACTCTTCTTTCTTCCTTGTCGCATTCTCCAATTCCACTTCTGCTTTTCGCAGTTGCTCTTCCAATGACATCATCTTGCTGGAAGTTTCAGAAGTGTCCACCTTTAAGGCATCCTTAATGATTCCACCCAATGATTTGATTGAACCTTTTAATCCACTAACAGATGAACTCATATTCTCTAAGCCTTCTTTAAAATCTGTATCATCTATTTTCGTATCAAAATTTAAATATCCATCTGCCATATCTTCACCCACAAAAAAAGACCACTATATTCCAAGTAGCCTTTTTAACTCTTCTTTTTCCTTTAGTTCTTCCTTTGTGTACCTTGTCTTTAGGTCCACCATTTCCCTGTTTTTTCTATAAAATTCAGCTTCATGCTTTTCAAGTTTCTTATGCTTTAACTTCTTTTGCCTTATGTTTACAACATCAGCAAAAAGACCTTCACCTATTCCCATGTAGTAACCTAAGAAAGTCCACCAATGCATGTATTCAAAAGACCTTACTTCTGTTCCTGCAACTTTGTTTACTGCTGAAAATATAAGCTGTTCATCCTGCTCCCAGTCCATCAGTTTAGGTTCGTTGTAATCAGAATCTTTTTTTGAATCATTCATTTCCATAAAGTTCATTGCCTTTTCATAAGCTTCCATATACAACGAACTGTCCATTTCATCAATGTTCTTATAAATTATTCTTAAACATACAATTGCCTTTTCCTCAACTGACAAATCCTGGTCATTAAACGCAGCGAAAACATTTAAAATGTCCCTGAAGTCTGTTCTTATCGGTTCTTCCTTTTCGCCAACCTTTATTGTTTTAGGTAATTCACCTATCATTTCTTATACTTCTCCGTATACTTGCTCATTCTTTTTTCTGACTTCTGCATTTCATACTTAACTTCTTTTTCAACAATAGGTACAAGAGCTTCAATTACACGCATAAATAAAAATTCTCCACCAACCAATGAGATTGGAGACTGATGATTAAATATTATGTCATGCACATTTGCATTAAATATTGAATCAATCTTTTCGTGTACTACCTTTTCTGCTTCTCTTAAGTTGTTGGTAAACTCCTCTTCATTACCGTCCTTAAGCTTTTTCTCCAATGCTTCAAAATCTGACAATGTGTCTTCCATTCTTGTAAGAATGCCAAAATCCTTTGGGTTAAATCTTATTACCCTGTTTTCATCATTATTTATTGCAAATTCCTTATATCCTTCATCAAAACTAATACTCTGCATTTATGTTTGTTCTCCTCTCTCTGCTTTTGATTAAATAAAGGGGCACTTTAATATGCCCCAAATAAAATTATTTAACTGCCTTATCTGACTGTGTGCTCTGTGAAGCTGCTTCTGTGAATGTTGGTGTTCCACTTGCAATCTTAACTGTTCCCTCTTTTCTGTTACCATTGAATGTAACATCAAAAGGAATGTTAATTCCACCCTGAGAGCCACCATAACTCTGTGGCTTAACTACACAATCCTCAATCCAAGCCTTGTGTGTTGCCTCTGAATCACCTTCAATCAGCACTTCAAGAATCTTAGTCTTGCAAGCATCACCTGTAAGACGATTCATAGCAATGTTTCTAAGATTGTCATAAATTGCATCATCAGGATTTGCATAATATGGATCTGCACTCATACTTGGCTCATATCCATTGTCATTTACTGATGTTTCATCAAGAATGTTTTTCACTGTGTCAGTATCAGGATTTAATTCAACCGACATGTCCTCAATGTCTTTACCAATCAAAAACCATTTTGGTGCACCTGTACCACCAAAACTTGCATCAATGTAATGCGCTAAATAACTTCTTTTTAATTTCATTTACATTTCCTCTCTTTCAACTGTGTAAGTTGCATATATCTGTAACTGATACATACATCCATCATTTATGTCACCAGTGGGAATCTGAAACAACATTGCATTTGCACATTCCACTGATTTTAATTTTCCTTTTCGCTTTCTATTGTTAATCGTCACATCCAACTCATAAGAGTTTTCATTTAATGATTCCAGCCAGTAAGATAGCTCTAGTAAAAAAGTGCTATTGGAAAGCCTATCATAATCATTAAAAGCCTGATTCATCGCGTATAATACAAAACTGTGTCTTCTCGTCTGATTTCCCAGAATGTCTTCCTTTACCTTTGTGTCTCCTGTTGAAGAAAGTCCAAAGTTAACATCATCATTCTTTGTAAAATCAACGTGGATTTTGTTAGTAAACTCTTCAATCTTTGGATAATCTGTTAATATCTCCTTAACAAGTTCTATAATGTTCATGTATTATTATTCCTTCCCATAGCTATTGCCATTGCACCTTTTAATATGTCCTCTTTATGGTCTGCTTTCATTCTTTCAAACCATAGCTTTCCAGCCTGTGGATGTCTTTCCGTTGAGTAAGTAAGTGGTCTGCCTGTTGGTGTTTTATGTGGTGGTGACCAATAACCGGTTATGATTCCATTTTCCTTTATTGGAACGTTAGGCCCATATATTTCACCATAATACAAATATCTTGCATAAGGTGAATTGTACTGTATCTTTCCACTGCCTATCACTGTTCCGGCTGTTGCAGACTGTATCATTGCTCCTGTATCCATTGGAGTGTACGGAACCATTAATCTCAACACTTCACTGTCAACAAACCGTTGAACCGGACTTCCTTCTTCCAACAATTTCTTTTTCTCATTGATTGCTCTTTGAAAATCCGAATCATCAAATCTGATTACATCTGTCATTTCTAATCACATCCCAACTCATAATGCCACATTCTTCTGTTTCCTATTAAGCAGGGTTCTATTGAAGATATTGTATAAACCTTATGCTCTGTTCTTAATTTTCTGTAACTTTCAGAACTTGCCCTTTCTGATGTTTCATCAAACCTTACAGAACACTTGCCTATCACTATCAAATCACCTGTTTTAAATGGCAATTCCTTTTCTGTTGGAACTGCAATAAACAGAGAATGGGACTTTTTTTCTCCATCCTTACTGTCACTGGAATTAGACTGTTGTTCCAAATAAACATTATAAAAATTGCTTTTAAACCCTTTTTCCTTTTCATAATGAGTAATGACATTGTTTGTAATCACTTTAACACCCCCTGTACAAAAGTCCTGTTCTTCCAAGCCATTTATGTACAATGTTGGCCACTTCATTATCAAACCTTTGCTTCATGTTCTCTGTGGATTCATAGGTTACAGAATAGTTCTTTATTTTTTCACTTGAAACACCACTTGGCTTTTCGCTTATTCCATTCTCATATGTATTAATGCATTCAACCAATTCGCAGCAACAATTCTGAACTTCATCTACTATCTCTGCATTTTCCTTTAATCTGTTGAATGTATACATGTCCATGATTCCCTGAGCCTTTATCAAAAGTTTGTGGAAGTCGGCAGATTCAACCACCGGCTTTCCACAACAATATTCATTAGCATAATATGAAAAAGATGTATATCTCCTATACATATTACTTAGAAGCAATCATTGTCACTGCTTCTGTAATATCAGCACTGTTAACGGTAATTGTGCCTGATACCTTAATCTTACCTGTTGCTGTTACTGCATATGGATATGTACCTGGTCTAAGATTAAATTCGACACTACCATTTGCATCTGTCTTAAGCTTTGAGCCATTAACATCTACTCTTGCTCCCTTAATTGCAACAGGGCTTGATTCTGTATCATCCTTTACAGTAAATGTAACCTTATGTGTTGTTACAGGTGTTGCAGGTTCAAGATATGCAAAAGGACATCCAACTCTATCCTCATCAACTCTTGTTGCAGGATTTGGAAGTGCCCAACCAATTCTGAACACAACTCTAAGAGCAATCATGTCCTGCTGTGCAAGGTTGTACACAATTTCCTTTGTTGATGGATCCTGAATTACACCTTCTGTTAAAATCTTTGTAGTAACATCCTGTCTGATTGAATATACTGCCTGTGAGAAATCTCCTGCTACTAACTGTGCAATTGAATTATTGAATGCTCCATTAACCGGGAACTTCATAGGTGTTCCATCAAGTGCATATGATGTTGCATCCTGCATTGACTTAACAAAAATTGGATTGCCTGTAGTGTCCTTAATGCTTCTTAACTTAGCCTTCATGTTAGTTGCTGCAATAACTCCACTTACTGCATATCCATCATCTTCAACCTTAGCAAACACTCCATCTTCGCCAAGAATCTTGTCATAATAGTTTGGTGTTGAACCAACTGCAACATTGTTTCCTGACTGTCTTGCCAATGTAATGATGTCATTCTGCCACTCTGCCGGTCTGTTCTCACCAAAGATGATTGCACTGTCAACTCTCTGACCGATTGCTTCAATTACTCTTGGTGTAACTTCTCCCATAATGTCAAACTCTGCATCATCAAGAACCGCTTCAGGAATTGGTACGATAACTGCAAGCTCTGCTGCTGTTAACCATACATTATCCCAAGCCTGTTTTGATGTCTGCTTCATTCCTGTGTCACCATTTACCCAGTATGCTGTAGGTAAAAAGTCTAACACTCTGATTCTTGTCTGTTTTGATGTCATGTTAGGCAACTTCTTTGCCATAGCCATAAATGTTGATGATTTTGGTACATCCTGTGTAATGGCTTCCACTACCTGCTCACGGATAATCGCTTCCGCATTCTCTCTGTTAATAATCTCTGTCATTTTTAATCTCCTTTTCTCTGTTTATTCTTTTCCAAATAAGCTTCTTATTGCTTCATTTGCTCTTGTCTTTTTATCATCAGAACCACCACCTAATGGCATTGGTCCCGGTGTTGGTCCAACAACGTATGGAACTTTCTTGTTTGGTTCAAACAAATATCCCTGTTCCTTAACCATTCCATCAAGAGCTGTTCTTATGTCCTTGTCCTGATTCTTGCTGGACTTAAGAGCTTCCACATCAAGAAACGGCATAATTGCCTTAATGTCTCTGGCCTTGTATTCGCTAGCAATACCCTTAACCAAATCATTAAAATCTCTGTCTGCAATACTCGCTTCATATTCAGCTTTGTTGGTTGCAAGTTCGTTTGTAAGATTTGTAATTTCACCTCTTAACTTTGCAACATCCACACCTTCAAAACTCTTAAGTTTATCCTGTGTTTCATTTAACTGATTTCTTAATGTTTCAACTTCTCCCTTAGCCTTTTCAATATCGGCTCCGTTTTCATTCATAATCTTTTCGATTACATCTTTTTCCAGTCCTAAGTCTTCTAAGAACTTTCTTTTCATATTTAAACATCCTTTCCGTTACGCTTTTATACGTGGTTGCTTCACTTACTTTTATGATATTTTGAACACTTTTACGTCTTATTCAGGACCATATAAAAAGACAGTACTAAGACTGCCTGATTAACTATTTATTATTTCTGCTTACCTGACTTGGCAAGTATTATGATTGTTATGCATATGAGCAATGTTATCTGCACAGATGTTGCCATAATGTACCTCCTTTACTATTTTAGGGTATAAAAAAAGAACCTATCTCTAAGTTCCTTAATTATCTACTATTAAATTTATAACCCCGGTGTTATCTCCTTAATGCCTTTGGCTGCATTATAGATTTTTCTCATTATGGAATTTTCCTGTAAGTATTCCAATCCCTTTAATGTGATTCGCATATTATTACATTCCACAATGGTTTCTCCTGTAATGTTTGTACTAACTCTTACACCTTTGATATAACCAACATCAGCCATCATTTCTATGTAACGCGACCAACGTTCCTTTGATACACCAAGTGCTCTATAATCGATTATTGATATGTCAAATTCAGGTAAATCCATTGCTTTTTCCAAGGTTGAAAGAATCTTGTACACCGCTTTGAAATTATCCATAATACCTCCTTTGGAATATAAAAATACCACCTAGCCTTTTGACTGGGTGGTGTTTAGGAATTTAGACTTTCTGCAAAATCCCATTGTTCTTTTCCTAAACGTCTATATTCTTCTAACTTTTCAGCAGTATCACTTGGAGCACCCTCAATTATTTCCATTCCTTTTAATGTAATCTTTAAAAATGGTGCTATTTCGTCCCAAATCTGTTTCATTTCAGGTGTGTCAGGTAATCTCATTCAAATCACTCTCCTAATAATTTTTTTACTCTGTATTCAGTATACATTTCGTCATATTTACCTTTAGCATACTCATTATTTGCATAATTACTAATTTCATTAATATTGTACCCCTTGTTAATAAGTTTATCAATCTTTTTCTTTGATTTATGTCTAATCCAATATAGATATTCACTACTGTCGATTATTTCTCCATATCCAATCCTATATGATTGTGCATCCATCCAGTGTATATACTCATGTACATACGTACTTAATACATTTTTAGGACATGCTGCATCTTTTTGCAATTCCAATAACTTTAATCTGCTTCCTATTGTCCTATCAATATAAAGTACATTTTTTACTGCATTATATGATGCCAAAGCTCCTGTTTGCATTTCTGAACTGTTTATTATTACAACTCTTGGTAAATTATCAACGTCACTTATTTTTAACTTTTTCAATGATTCAGATATGCTTAAATCAATGGTATGCAGTTCCTTTGGTTTAAGTCTGATATTATTAGAAACATATATGTTATTTTCTGCTGTTAGTACTTTATAAGTTGATATATTAATACGTCCCCTGTTTATCTCTGATACGTTGCTTTTATCTAAATTAACAGGTTTGTATGATTGTTCGATCATATTTTCTTTACTTATTTTGGTGTTTCCAATATCCTTTAACCCATCAACATTAACTCTGTCTCTGTGTTCACGTAATCCCATTTTTTCGCTGAAATCACTATATTTCTTTGATAATGTCTGATATTTACACTTTGCAGCTATTACCTCGTCTGAATCATCTGCTAAACCTGATTGCTTTAATAAGCTAATATCCTGCCTGTACTTTCTCATTGATGTTTCAAGTCTGCGTTGATATTGGGTGGCTTCATACTTGTTGTATTCCTTGCCATTGTACTCTTTTTTTTCGTTTTCCTGCCTGTTTAATTCTTCAAGCTGTTCATCTGTATATGTTCTAACAGAAATGCCGGGAATGAACGGATAAAATGTGTGTCGGCAGTTTGCTCCACACAAGCCATCAACTTCACCATAACCTGTTTCTCTTATGAATGACTTATAAAGTACTCCTGCTTCTATTTTCTCTGCATTTGGGTTTGCTCTGTCCCAATAGAATACTCTTCCCTGCCATACCTGATGTGTAGGTCTTGCAGTTGAATGCCAGCTTGTTTCAACGAACTCAGTATCAAGTTTCTGCATGTTGTCAGAATTTATTTTACTTGTTACCTGATTGACACCTGTAAGTATTGCTCTTCTTGCAGCAACATCTATTCTTGTGGATATTCCTGAATCATAATTAATGCTTCTTACTCCACTCCTTGTCATTTCATCAGTAACTTTTCTGATAATGCTGTTATAGTCAAACGTTCCGTTAAGCACGTGCATAACTGCATTGTCCATTGTATCCTTGAAATAATCATCAACTGTCTTGAATGTTTTTCTGCCATTTGGTTGTTTGACAGCAAATCCCATTGTCCTAGTGATGTTTTTCAACTGTTTTGCTGTTTGTTGCTTGGTTGCTTCTATTAACTGCTGCAATGCCATGTTTTCCTCAAATGGTATAAATTCCTGACCTACTGCCCTATATAATGATTCATCTCTTAAATATCCTTCCTTTAAGGTATCAGAATATAATTGTTCTATTTCTGTATCACTTAAATTCAAGGCTTCCTGAATGTGTTTCTTTATGTCAGTCTTGTCAGCTCCCATATTATACAGCCTGTTTAATTGCCAATCTGCTGTCCTTGTAATCTCACCGGTCTCTGCAATCCTTCTGATAATGTTATTCATAATGTCATTTTCCAAGCCTGCATAGATTTCTTCAATGTTCTTTGGAAATAACTCTAATTCATCTGACTTGTACACTATTCATCATCTCCTGATGTATCATCCGGCTGTCCTGCCAGTTTCTGCATTGCAATCTCTTCTGTTTCTCCATACCATTTCATTCGGTATTCAACCAATGTCATTGCTCCCATAGCCACATCTGCCCTATCCGTCTGACGTGCCTTTTCTGAATCAACAACTATGCTATCGTCCCATTCAAATGAGGTATTTATCTCTCCTTCCGGTGCCAATCCATAAATGCTTGTCCAAAAGTCCATAGCTTTTATAAGGTCCTCTAATGCATTTTGTAAGGCATTCTGCGTATCAGACACCATTGAATAAGAACGTTGCTTACTGGTTTTTATTTCCTCTGCTGTCTTATCAACATTGTTTGGATCAGAAAGAGTTCCATATGCAAGATTACAATCAAACTCAACTCTCTTAAGCTGATTGTTAAATCCGTTATATAAACTCTGGTCCCTAATGTCAGGTGAGTACGTGTCTATGAATGGCTTGTCTACTGCTCCTGAACTGTAATCAAGAGTTCTGTATAATCTGTCCTTTCCTCCCGGATATTCAAACTTGTCTGTATTCTCATTACGTTTTAACAAGCTTTCAGCAATATGTATTGCAGCTTCCTTTGATACATACTCCCAATCAATCTGCGAATATCTTTCATCTGCAATCTTGATTGAATCCACTGCCTTAGAATAAACAGAAACACCTATGGGTGATGTTGAATCAATTATGTTTGCCAGTGGAACTTTAAAAAATCCTATTGGTAATTTGTCAACATTCTTAAACTTAAGTTCACTTTCAAGCATGTTCCACTTATCCACATAACTTATTGGCACCTCAGTCCCCAATACTTCCGGGTTAGTGCTAACAAAAACCAGGTTAGTTATGGTCAATTCATCATTCTCTATGGTGTTTCTTTCTAATCTTGTATATATTTTTTTGTTTTTTCTAAACTGCTCTGTAAAAATGCAATCAGTTACATTTCCTGAATCATCAAATGACACCGGGAAGAAACAATCTGCCTGTATGTATTGGACTGCAATACCATTACTTGTTATGTATGGCTTAAATACAAGACTGCCTTTCGCACATCCATATTCAACATACCTTCTAAGACTTTCCAGAACCTTTTTATAATATGGCTCTATGTATTCTGCTCTTTCACTTCCGGTACATTCACTCTTAAGTTCAAGGGTTACAAGTCTTGCAATCTCCTGTGATATGCTTGCAGGAAGATTGCAGCTTTCTGTTTCTCCCTTTATCCAGGGTGCCTTGCCTTTGTACATTGCATTCCATAATTCTATGTGTCCTGACATTACTGTAAGATATGACAAATCTACAGGATTATCAGAATGTTTATTTAATACTTTCCCTATTTGGGTAACCATGTTTGAATATCTCATACCTTACACCTCTACTCATACTTAATAAATCTGCTTATATCCCTTTCAAATGTATATTCGAATGCATCAAGCGAATCAATGTCACTTGTGCCATCATCCAATCTTTCATCAGATGTTAAGTTCTTTGGATTCCACAATGCTCCACATAGTGCATTCTCCAATGACTTGCAATGCTGTCCCATATACTTGAATCTGCCCTGTCCCATCATTCTTTGAACGAATCTTATTCTGTCATTAATTGGTATCTTCATTGCGTTCTCTATTCTTAGCCAACCTAATCCATTCTTTCTTGAAGTACTTCTTAATCCGGCTATTAGTGTCTGCTCTGCACTATCACAATACACGTGTGTTATATGTCCATACAAATTCAAGACCTTTAAACAGAAGTCAACAAACAACTTTCCAAGCTTTTCAGGATCTATGTCATTCTGTGAGCAATCAATCCATTCTGATGCCAATGGAACAATATTCATATATCCTCTTGTATATCCTGTGGCGCAAAATGCGTGTCCTGAACCACTTCCACCAAAATCCACACCTATGTTAATTTCCATTATGTTTAATGGTTTTTCATAAACCTTAAACGGATTAGGATTCTGTGTCTGTGCATCATTAAACAATTTGTATACTGCTCCTTCTGCTGCCACCCATAGACCTCTTATGTATCTGTCATAATAAACAGTACCCCTATACTCATTGCATAGGTTTTCAACAAATTCCTTTGGCAAAAAAGGATTATCAAATATTGTGTATTGCTGGCAATATATGTCTGCATCAGAATCAAGGAATCTCTTAAACCAATGACTTGGATTGTCCGGGTTACACGCTCCATCAAAACAACTGTATGGCTTATCAAGACGTGACTTTAATAATTCAAAGACTTCCTTGTTCCACTCTGCAACTTCATCACCATAAACATATTTAAGTGATGAACCTCTAAGTTTTGATACCTGACTTACTTTCTCAGCTCCAAGACAATAAGCATAATCTCCAAAAATACTAACAATGTTGTTTGAACCTATGTCTCCAATCAAGTTAGGGCCATATATTTCTCTCATTGGTTGCAAAACATTTCTTTCAATGGTTCCCTTTGATACTCCTATGATTGCATTTAATCCATCCTTGCCAACTCTTTCCCTTATTCTTGACGGAATGGTATATAAGTTATCCATATAAGATTTTCCTGAACGGGTTGCCCCGGTCTTTACGTTGTATCTGTGATTTGCATTCCTTACAAATTCCATCTGCTTATCACTTAGAACCATCTTTGTCACCTGCCTGTTTTTTAATCTGCATCAGTAATTCATCCACTCTTGATATTTCTTCCTCACTAGCCTTACCTGTTGCCCTGTCAACCTGAACATTGAGAAGTTTTATCCTTGCCCTCTGTTCAGAAGTTGCCATATCCATATGATTTGCCAACCAATCAAGAGCTCTCATCCTATCCATTAGCCTTACAGATGAATTTCTAAGATTAATGTCTGCTATTAAAGTCCCATCCACTTCGTCAGAGTTTTTGAATTTAACAACATTTAGCTTCTGCTTTAATACTTTCTCATTTCCATCTTTATCCTTAATCTTTACAGGACCAAATGCTCCAATAACGTCCGTTTCTTCCTGACCAAAGGTTACGTAGTCCGTTATGTCTGCAAAGGCAATATCCATATATTTTTGGAATATGTCTTCTTCCGACAACATTTCCCTATTCAATCTGTTCTGTTTTAATTCCGTGATGCATTTTCTTATTTTTTCCTTTTGCAACAATCTGCAACCTGAAACTGCTGCAACATTATATTTAACACCATAGGCTTTCATGTATGCCTTGGTTGCATTAAAACAACGAACATAGTAAATGCAAAATAACCTTTGTTCGTCCGTTAGATTATCGTTTTCAACTACCTGCTCAACTTCATCAAAAGAAGTAGTATTTTGTATGCGTACTTTTTCCATTTTTGTACGCGTACTTTTTTGCCCTTTTCGATTCCAGTTATACCTTGTCTTCCAAGATTTTACTGTGCTAATTGATACATTATATTTCTCGGCTATTTCTTTATATTTGAAACCATTCATATAGTCTGTTTCTGCCTGCTCATATGTTTTTAATTCATTATTCACAACACCACCTCTCTTACTTTTGTGCATAAAAAATAGAGCCTTGCTAAATTGCAAAAGCTCTATTTATACGCAGGCACCCGGATTTGCACACGGGGTCTCCCTCAACCAAGGAACTCTCCTCCTGAGTTATAACCTGCTAATAATAAACAATTTTCTTAAAGAAAATATACGTTGATTAGACGTTGCTTTTCAGCTATTTATTATTTATATAATCATATCATTTAGAATTAATCCTATCAATTATTTTTCTTTAGTAGTTATAAAAACATTAATATGGAACCTTGTCATTATAACAAAGCTCCATACATAGTAATAGTCAATCGGAATTGAACCGATGCCTTGTCAGTGGCAATGCCATACATCAACACGTTCTGCCAGCCTAAACTATTTTCTATTACTCTTGCTATTGTACCATGCCTTATTCACCTTTTCAACCAACGCTCTCTCTTTGCTTGTTAAATTAGCAGCTCCTTTTTTTGAATCATTTTCACTATGAAAATACCCATGATGAGTATGTGGTTTCATACCTTTATGGTAATGATCCAAATGTATGGTTTTTACTCTTTTTCCGTCATTATCAAAATATGTGATTTCCGTAGGACCATCTTTTCCTGTAACTGCATACACTCTTCCTTTAGTCATTGTTTCCATCAATGGTTCTGACTGTCTATTTATTTTTTTCACAAATTTAACATTTCCCGATTTCGAAAGAGCCTCATATTGAGTTCCATATGTATTTCCTGATACGCTTATACCGCTACTTGCTCCACGTCCGCCCATTACTTTTTTCTAAACCTTTCCTGAAAAGCACTCATATTAATAACTCTATCGTCTTTTATTTCACTTGGTACTTTTCCATAAAATAATATTTGTGTTGGTTCTAATCTCTCCAACATTTCTTTGTACCCATTCATAAACAATTCCTTTGCCTGCTTATTTTTCTGTGTTCCAACACTTGAAACTGCAACCGCTGAACCTTTTGGTTCTCCATCAAAACACCACTTAAAACTGTCTTCATTACTCCATCCGATTGTCGGTATTACGCTGATTCCATTAATCTGCATATATGCACCTATCCAATGCTTTCTATAATGGTTATATATTTGCAATGCTCTTGGATAATCGCAATACACACTAAAGTCTGGGCTGAATATACATTTAAACTGTTTTAGCATATCGACGTATGCATCAGGTCTGTTCCAAATTCTTTCAAACTGGTAATCATATAAAAAGAAATGCACCGCCTTATTTCCACGTTCTTTACAGGTTTTTGCCTGATTAAATCCTATTAATTCACAATCAGTGAATGTTTCAGGACTTAACAATGGAATATCATAAGCTCCCACTCCCTCGAATGCTGCCTTTTGCAAATTCAAATAATTTATTTCCATAATCCTACTAACTCACTTCCTATTTCCCCACAAAAAAAGACAGCCTTTCGACTGCCTTAAGACGTTTTACAATAAATACTTTTAGAGGATTTCATTCAGATAAACAAAAATTTTTTCTCTGCTTTACTCATTTATCACATTCTAATGATAATCTATGTTCATAGGGACATTCAAGGACACATTCATTAATTTTTCTATTTCCTGTAATCCCATCCCGTGCAATCTAGTAGTGTGCCTATATGACATATCCATTTCTATTGCTATTTCTTCCCATTTTTTAGATTGACAATATCGCTTATACAGTATTTCTCTGCATACCTCATTGCTTACCTTGGAAATTACTGCCATAACTTCGGCTCTTACCTCAACCAGTGTGCGAACCTCTATGTTCCATTCTTCTATCTTTTCCTCAATAGTACAAATTGTATCTGCCATCTTGTCTTGTGACGTTGAAGATATTACCCTTTCCCCTTGGCTGATTGCACTTGTACTTGTAACTAATTCCTGTAACGTCAGAATCTCTTCTTTTAGTCTTTTTATTCTGTGCTCTGCCCGACTAACCTGTAGCAGATACTCTTTAGCTTTATTTACTTCTGTCACTTTACCAATCCTTTCTCTATTTTTCTGCATAAAAAAACCAACCACCGAATATTGGTAGTTGGTCTTTTGCTTTATCTGGAAACTCCTAATCTTGACATTAGAGCTTCCTGCAATACTTTTGAAACATTAATGTGAGCTTTTTCTGCTTCCTGATTTAACCAATTGGGAAGAGTAACATTACGTCTTACTGTTCTGTTATCTAACATTTTTCGATATGCTGTTAAGTCTACATCCACCAATGACAGAATGCCCTGCCCTTCATCATAAAATGTACCTTCCGAAACATTTACATCAGATATTGCAGATGGTTTAGCTACTTCTTTTTCACTATCCTCTGCTTCTATACACTTTATGCCTATTGCGTCTCGTGCCATCATAATAGCATCTGCCATTGTTCCCTTTGGCTTTCCTTCCTCATTTGCTTCTGTGATAATTCCAAGATCTGGAACCTCAATCAAGATGTTAGCATCTACGTCCGTAAAAATTACCGGATATGCAACTTTCATTTTTATCAACCTCCATTTTATCTATATTATGGGCTTATTAAGAGCAGGGGACGTTACAATCCCCATTTTCTTAATATTGCTCTTGCTAACTTTTCGTTCACTTCTTTGTGTCTTGGAATCTGTTCTTCATCGTCATCTCTTTTGTATATATCGTGATTGCCTCCGTGTCGCTCGAACTCAAATCCAATACTTCGAAGTTTTTTAACTAACTCACGTTGCTTCATTAGTATTCCTCCTTTTGATTATATTATACACACTGCGTACACATTTGTCAATCATTTATACACATTAATTACACATTTTCAACTACCAATATTCAATTGTCAATGTACCTTTGTTTCTAATCCTTATCTTGCAACTTACATATCGCCCACAAGACGAACACTGCTCCAATTACCAGGACTATTGCCAATGTGTTAATTATCGCCACTTACTCCACCACCTTCCACAATCTTAATTGCTTTATTTGAGCCTATAACATCAACTTGTCCTGTTTTACCGCTTTTATCAATAATTACATTTATTCTTGCTGTCCATTCTTCTATTTCTTCTATGACCTTATCCACGTCATAAGCTGTTGGCTGTGCATCAATAAGCATTTTTCCTGCTTGTCTTGTATCTTCTGCAAACTTACTTGCTCCCACAAACACTTCATTAAAGTCTATTTTATCTGCGTCTATTAATCTCATTTCTTTCCTCCTATCATCCGAAACTCCGTAAGGGAGTTAAGACTGAACCGTATAAACTTTTTCTTACCACATCTGAGACAAGTAACTTCAATTTCTCCGTCTCCACAAATTGAATTAATTTCATAGATATGTTTGCAAAGAAATTTAATCTTACGTTCATATTTCATTCGCTTTTTTATTTTAGAAAACAGAAAAATTAAAATTCGAACTATACGAATAAATACAGTCGCTATCCCTATTCCTACGAATACAGGAATTAATATGTGTAACATTTATTAATCACTCCAATCTAATATGTATTTTGTCCGCAATTTTCACAGTATCCCGAATGAAACATTAAACATTTGCACCTTGGACAAAAATATTCTCCTTCAATAACTGTTCTTGAAATTTTTATCTGCTTTTCAAGTGCTGACATTGCTCTTGTTAATGCTACTTCCAAATCACCTGATTTTAACTGGTTTCTCAGTTTTAATTCCGTAATGTGCATTTGAATTGTTTTAATATCTTCCATTACTTTTCCTCGCTTTCTGCTAGTTTTGCATATTCCCAAAAATTCATTCTATATTCACTATCCGCCGTCCAAGATGTAGCTCCACCCATCCACGCATAAACTTTTCCATCTACGAATTTAGCGAAATATCTTCTTTCCCATTCTGCTTCTTTAGACCTTTTTACTAATATCGGAGTATCAACCTTAACCTTGCTCCAATCAATCTCTGGCTCTTTGTATTCTGAAAGCAACCATTTTAATATGTTTTTTCTGCAGCTTTCTTTGCAATATTCTTCATTTGAAATATTGAGTTGTGCCATAAGTATTTCTTTACAATCACTGCATTTAGCGAATCTACAATTAAGCAATTTTCCATCTTTGCTAAAGCCTATCATTATTTTGGGGTTGATTACTCCCATATTAATCAATTCATCTTCAAATTTCTCTATATTTAACATTCCTCTCACTCCTTAACATTTCTTAACATTTTTGTCCTTTAGTTCCTGCTTCTTTTTGTTCTTGGCTCTGTCTAATCTAGCCATTAGAATGCCTGTTTCCGTAATCTCATTTGAATTGTTCAACCCGTTGCAGTTGAGATATAGTAGTTCCGACCGAGTTATGCACCTTAAATTGTCGATGTCGAAATTTCTCTTATTTCCATCAAGGAATATTATTGGACAGCCTTCGGGGATTTTTCCCTTAGCTTCTTCATACACAACTCTCTGCTTTAATCTCCACTTGTTAGGCTCCGCAACCTTAACCTCTATGTATCCGTCTTTTGAAATTCTTTCACTTCCAACAGGTCTGTGGTTTGGTGGAACGTTGCCCTTTGCAAACATTGTGTATTTTACTTTTTCATAGACTTCCTTTGGCATTTTCTTGCCCTTGTTGTGTGGTGTCTGCCCCTTTCTGAACTTGCCGGTTAATCCTGAATTTAATTTATTGTTTGCCTTGTATGATTTAATCGTTCTACTTGTTATGTTGGTATTGAACTTCTGATTAAACAGGTCTGCAAGCTCCTGGTTATATCTTCCCTTGTAATTATCCAGAATGAATTGCTTCATTTCATCCGTGTATTTCATTCCATACATTACTTACAGCTCTCCATTCATTTGTTTGTTATTCCAAGCAATGGGATTTCAACATCCTCACCGCTTCCGTATTCATCAAAGTGCTTTTTCGCCTGCAATGCCAGGTTTCCATTATCAATGATTGTCTTGGCAATCTTGTTGACCGATTCACTTCTCTTGATTTCCTTATCAAGTTCTTCCATCGACAGCTCATCATCATTTATTCTTTCAATTGCTTCAAACAAATAGTTGTTCAAATCTGATAGTGTATTCTTCATTGGTTATTTACTCCTTTGCCTTCAAATTAATTTATTTAATTACTGTTCTTAAGTCTCTTCTTTCGCTGTCCATGTCTATTCCACATTCTTCTGCAATTATGCTTATCTGCTCTTCCCATGTGCTGTAATCCTCTGCAATGCATTCAGCCTTGTTGTCGAATCTCTCAAACATCTGCTTTATTCTTTTGTTACCAAAACCAAATTCATCATGCATTGTTACAGCCATTAGGATTTTTACATACAGTACTGTGTTGTACTTAACATTGTCACTGAATTTGTCTAAGTCTGCCTTTGATACCCTTAAAGGTAGGTCAATGGCATTTCTCATTTTCAGGTCTGCTTCCAAGGCATCCAATCCCTTTTCTCTTGCAAACCTCAGAGCATATGCCATACCCTCACGTCTTGCCTGTTCCTCTTTTGACATTCTTGACATCCTTATTTCCTCCATTGCCATAAGCCTTTGCTCTAAAAATCTTTAGTGCATTGTCTCTTGGTCTTCCGTCATTTATGAACTCTTCCTGTTCGTGTGTTAAAATGCAGCCAAATTCCTTACTTGTCTTTTTTCTCATTCATTTTCTCCAGCTTCGCCTTAAGCTCTGCTCTCTCTTCCTTGATTCTTGCCAATCTTACGTGATCATCTGCTGATAAGATTGAAACTGAAAATAAAATCTGCGATTCCATTCTGTCCAATTCCTCTAAGCGAATTTCTATGTCCTTAACTTTCATTTTGTTGTTTCCTCCTTAAAAAATATGAAATCCAATACTGTACTGGCCATTTCATCAAATAACTTTCCATTCTTTTCATCTGTGTATTTTTCATTCTTTTTCTGCTGTAACTCCATAACCATCATTTCACATATGGAATCTTCCGTTTCAGCAGTTATTTTCTGATTCTTGTATTTAAATATTATCTTTCCAATGTCTGTTATTGCGTTATATATGATTTTAAACTTATCCATTTTCTCACCTAAAAATCAAATGGTAACTGTCCATCTTCTGGGATGTCTACAAATCCATCTGAATCCTTGTTCCATCCATAATCAATCGAAAAATCCCTTGTGTCTGATATTCTTTTTGAAACCTCATCATAATAAAGCTCCACACCCTTATCTCTTGTAAGCTTTCCCGTAAGTCGATTCTTGGATATTGACAGGTATCTTTCATCTTCTTCCAAATCCTTGTCACCCTTGTATGTCATTACAACGTCAACTCTGTTTGTTATGTCAGCTGATCCTGATACCTCATCATTTTCATCCAAATTACCTGCTGAGTTTTTTCTTGGATGCACAATCAGCAAAACCACAATGTTATGTCTCTTTGCCAGCTTGCATAACTTGTTAACAAACATGCTCTGCGCTCTGTATAAGTCAGAATTAACATTAATTTCAATTGAGGTCATTAGATTGTCAATAAGCACCATGTCAATGCCATACTGCATTACTGCATCCTCCAATGTCTTTAACAGATTCTCCGGCTCTTCGTCTTCAAGAACATTGTTGTCGTATATGTATGCCCTGCCCTTGTACCAGTCATTTATTTTTTCAATGTTTGATTCTGTAATGAATCTTGTTTGTTCTCCAAACTTGTTTGTTGTCTCAATTATGTTGCCCGGTCCTGCAATCTGAAAGTCTATCCAACGTTTAAAAAAGTAATCCTGCAATTCCCCTGAATAAGCAAATATTTTCTTGTTCTGGTTTAATGCCGCTACACAAAATTGACTTGCAAGTGTTGATTTTCCTTTTCCACGTTTTCCTGTAAGCAAAACAACCTGCCCCTCATAAAAACCACCAATAATGTTGTCTATGGACTTTATTCCACTTTTTATCTTGTCCATTGAATAAATATCAACATTCTTAACATTAGACAAATCCTTTACTCTTCTTACAGGTAATGGCTTGGCATTTTCAACTGCTGCCTTTACGGCTTCCTTTCCATGTTTCTGTAATATCTCATTGGCATCCTTGCATTCTCTGTAATCTGCTTCCTGAACAGCATACACACTTCCGGGAAATCTTGTTTCCAGTTCATTTAGCAATGTCATTGAGCCTTTTTCAAAATCTCCAAAAACAATTAATTTTTCAAATTTTGAAAACCAGTTCCAACAATACGGCACCCAGGTAAAACCTCTTGCTCCGTTTGGAACTGACACCGCATTTTCAATGCCTGCCTCTGCCACTGATAAACTGTCAATCTGTCCTTCAGTAATTACCAGTGTTTTATTTTCCATATTGCACTGTTCCATTCCAAAAAGAATGGGTTTACAATTTGCTTCAAACCATTCCTTGTTTTTGTCCCTTGACTTGTCAAAGTTTGTTTTTCTGTACTTTGTTGTTACCAGCATTCCATTTTCATCAAAAAAAGGAAATACCAGAATGTTGTCTTTTTCAGGAATGGTTGTCAGTTTATATTTTCTTGTTGTCTCTTCACTAATGCCTCTGCTTTGCATATAAGCTACTGCCGGCTCTCTTGTCTTGATTTCCTTTTTTCTTGGCTTTACAAATCTTGAATAATCCCTGTTATAATATCTGTCATATTCTGTACCCAATGAAAAATCAAAATCCTTTGCAAGAGTAATCATGTTGCCGTGTGCTCCACAGCTTGAACGTTTACACTCAAACTGACCTGTTCTTGTGTTGATTGAAAATGTTTCCCTGTCCCTGTGTCTGCCACCCTTGCAGTACGGACAGTAGGCAAATATCATTTCTTCACCAAAGTTTCTTGCCATTGCCCCGACATGAGTTTTAAAGTTTTCTGCATCTTCTCTCTTAAATTCATAATACCTACTCATATCCAAGCTCCCTTAATTCCTGGTCGGTCAGCTCCCTCACCGGAGCTGTGCCGACGCCTTCTTTTTCATTCTTTTTTAATTCTTTATCATTCTTATCATTCTTGTTTGTGTTTTTTTGATGTTTTTTTGATGTCTTTCTGATGTTTTTTTGATGTTCATATTGCGGTTCTTTTACATTGCCTGTACCTTCCACAATTCCTTGATATTTCTCATAATTTATTAATTTTATGACGGTCTTTTTCGTGTCACTTTTTTGGCTTATCATCTCTACCATTTCTAATTCATTAAGAAATTTTGTGACTTTTGTTCTTGACCATCCCCATCGTTCTCCTAACATCCTTTTGCTGGTCACTACTGTGCCCGGTGTCACATTCAAAAATGTTGAATTAAACAAAAATTCATGGTCCTTGTGATTTGCCAGCATTATCATATCAACCCAAGCCTGTCCTCTTGCAAAGGGCTTGTCTTCCCAAAGATCATTTTCCATTATTTCTCTGTATACCTTAACCCAACCCTTGCTTTTCTTTTTCTCCATATGCTGCCAAATGCTCCTTTAATTCTCTAAATAAAATTTCCTTTATTATTTTTCCTGAATTTTGTGGTGTGCAGAAAATAGGAATCATGTTGTAGCGTGGCATCCACGCACACAATGATGCGATTAAAGCCTTTGAGTTCATTCTGCTTGAATAATCATGGCGCAAAATCTTGTCCATACTGCCATTTTCTATTAACAAATATACTTTTGCTCCATCCTTTACTGAACGTTCAAATTCTGCCTCAAATCTTTTTCTTTCCTTTCCCATACACATTGCCAATTCATCAATATCCATCTTTCGCTCAATTACAACTTTGTTTTCTAATGAATACTCTTTATTATTGGGCAGAGCACACTTGATTGAATAATCTCCATAATTTAGTTTTTGTCTTATTGCAGGACAGCCAAATTGGCTTATCCTGCGTTCTAATTTACTTGTTGGTTGCTCTCTTGTGTCATAAAGAATTGCTATGTTTTTGAGCGACTTTTCAATGTCAAAAATGTCCATGATTAAAAGTTAAACGGAATCTGTTCTCCGTCCACATTGTCAGGAATGTCAACAAAGTTGTTATCATTAGATGGTTTTGCATTTGGATTCTGGTCTAAATACTTAACTGCCGGCATTTCAAAATCTCCATCTTTTATTGTTTCCACAGTTTCCAATCTAACAGGTTTTGTAGAAAATCTATTGGATCCGTCGCTTGCAATATACTCTTCTTCTCCAAATACCATGCCAACCAATAATCCTAATAATTTTTCAGGATGTTCCCAGTCGAAATGATACCCATTGTTACTGTCCTCAAACTTTCCAATATTTGTTTTAAATCTTCTAAGCTTCCAGTCGTTTGCTTCTGCCTCTTCTCCAGGAACCATCATATAAAAGTTTCCTCTCCACTTTTTATCTTCTGATGTATTTTTTTCATAACCTTCCTTGTAAAAGTCTTTAAACTCGCCCTCACAAATGTCAAAGGCTAATACAAGCATGTCATTTCCACTTTTGCTCGTTTCTTCCTTTACGTTAATGATCTTACAGATGTAACCTCCTGCTGGTAACTTCTTTCCACCTGTGTATGTTTCTGCGCTGTCATAATTTCTTGGTTTTCTCATTGATTAATTCTCCTTCTCTGTGTTTTTATTGTTGTTATTAAGTTCCCAATAATCTCTTATTGTTTCATCTACCAATTTCAAATCGTTATCTATTTTCATATCAAACATTTCCATTGGACTTTTGCATGTATTAGATCCATCTGACTGCGTCACAAAGTAATGTTCAGAGCCTTCAACTGTTGTCATTAAAACAATTGAAAATAGTCCTTCAACTGTCAGTTGATTATCCAACATTTTCCCCAGTGTTTTTGCCTTAATTTGTCCACTGTCTGTTAGCTCTGTGTGATGCAGAAAATAAACAATACAATCATCTGGTGTTTGAGTAATTATAAAGCTGATTAAGTTTTTAAAATTAAGTGCCATATTGGTAAATTTGGTGTAGCCCGTCTCTTTAGCATGATCAAATGATTCAAAAGCCATAAGATACTGACTGTCGTCTATTACATATGTTTTCTTTTTAGGATTCTGTAACACCTTGTAAATGATGTTGTATGTAGCATTATTCACTATTGGAAGTTTTTTTCTAAATGGTAAGGGCTTTCCTGCTACATTGAAAATACTTATTTCTTTCTCATCAAAATTTCTCATCGATGTTGATTTTCCAGAACCACTTGCTCCTAAAACTAGTACTGGTATTCCCATAAATATTCCTCCTATTTAATCTGAATGTTTGAATTGTTGCTTAACAGAACTCCCTTAAATGTTTCTCCCTGCTTTAATGCTTTCTTAAGCTCTGCCTTGTTGATTGTAGGTTCAGAATATTTCAGGTAGTTTTCTGCCTTGTCATCAGACATGAATGCTTCTGGATCTAATATCTCAACTGATTCTGATTTTCTAAAGGATAATGCACATTTGTCTGTTGTAAACTTTTCTCCATTTAGAGCTGATGATAAATATCTTTTAATTGATTCTGCCTTATTCTTGGCTGCCTTTTCTCTTTCAGCAAAAGCATTTTTTTCTGCCTTTAATGCTTCCACATCAGCCATAAGATTCTTGTACCAACAAGCAAGATTTTCTATTTTTGTGTCTTTTTCCAATGTAAGATTATTAAGTGCCTCAATGTCCAGAATTTCTCCTGTTTCTGTATCTATGCAATTTTCAATTTCTGCATTAATCTGATATAGGTTCATTTGTTTCTTCCTCCTGCTCCTCTAATTCTTTTGGTTCTTCAATTTTTAATACTACTTCTATTTCATCGTCTTTATCCTTTTTTCTGTAATGTTCAACAACCTCTGCCATAAATTTTGTTGCTTCATCAGCAATTGAAAAAGCAAATTCTGTTTCGTTCCAACTCTTTTTGATTATTACCTTGTATTTATTCATCCTTATTTTCCTCCAATATTTCATCCGTACAGTGCATTAATAATGTAACCAGTATCACCATTCCCAGAGCCACAAGTAACTGCCCTGCCTTGCTGTCTACCTCAATCCAGCCATTGACTAACATCACTGCTCCTGTTATTACTCCTATTACCACGTTCTTGAATCCGTTAAGTACTCTGTACTTTTCAGCGATAATGTGGTAATCTTTAAGTGGTTTGTTTTTATATGAGCTTGAACGTATTGCAGTACATTCAGGCTCTTTTCTTTTAACTTCTTTCACTTCAAGTCTGTTTGCTTCCATCTTTTATCCTCCAATCTTTCTTACCATTTCGGTAGTCTTTTCATCCGTCCAACTAATTGGCTTAGTCAGATGCGGACACAAAGTGTTATTAATGTTCATCTGTCTGCCCAAGGGACAGCTCTTACAACTTCCTGAATACTTAATGCAGGTCTGCCTTAAGTTTCTTAAGCTGTTAATTGCTCCCACCAATTCAATCACCCCCTTTCTATGAATAAAATCTCTCATTAAAATATTTTGTTGGAACTTTTCCTGACATTGTAATGTAGCCTTTTTCTTTTAATTCTGCATTCATCTGTTTAATTAACTTGTATGCAAAAGAAAGACTACACTCCATTGTTTGAGCAATATCCTTTGCTCCCATAAATTGCTTTTCAGGCATATTACTCACCTCCTATAATTTCCATAAAGCCTGAATAATTAACGCATTAACTGTCAAACCTCTTTTCTTCGCCAATTCCTTAAGCTTTACGTGTAGCTCTGTTGGTATCCTAATGGTTGTCTGTATCATTCCTTTGCTCCTTTCGTTTTGATACCATAATGATAGTTCTTTTTTCGAGGTTTCCCTTGTGCTGTAAAGCACGAGGTTTGTCAACCTTTTTCGACTAATTAGACAACATATTTTCGGTGCGCATTTTCCATATCTTTTTCATCTATATCAAGATATATCTGAGTTGTTGTTAATTCCTCATGACCTAACATTCTACTTACCTGCTCTATTGGCATCCCTCTTCTCAATGCCATCGTTGCACAAGTTCGTCTAAATTTATGAGGATAAGCCTTTACATCACATTTGCACCCGATTTTTCTGATTAAACTTTCTATTGTTCCTTTATCAGCATGTGTTACGTTTACCAATTTCGGATTTTTATACCAGTCTCTGTTGTTCTTTCCATCTGTATTTCCAAAAAATCCACCGGGAAAAAGATATTCATTTTTGTCTTTTCTTTCTGCCATATATTGCTCCATTGCAAAAACAGCTTTTGCATTCAAATATACATACCTCTGCTTGTTTCCCTTTCCGGTGATTAGAATGCTATCATTTTGAATATCTGCCAGCTTGATGTTTACCAGTTCTGTCACTCTGCAACCTGTTGAAAGAAGTATTTCTACTATTGCCTTTTCCCGATTATTCCTGCATTGACTACGCATTTTTTCGATTTCAATTTCTGTAAATGCTTTCTTTTTTGTCTTTTGTTTCTTAATCGTTTCTACTTTTCGCATTGGGTCACGTGAGATGTATTCCTCTGTCATACAGAATGAATAAAAACTTCTTAATATTCTGATTTCATTTCCCTGCGTTGTTTTTGAAACACCATCGCGCATATCTCTGTATGCTATATAAAGCCTTATATCATCAGTTTCAACTTCGTTGTACGGCTTCTTAATTCTTTCAAAAACATATTTCAACGTTTTTCCGTAAAAATGTATTGTCCTTTCACTACAACCTTTAATGTGCTTTGATATTAAGAATTTTTTAAATATTTCTTCATTAACATCTTCGGATCTTACCGAAATTGCCGTTTCTTTTTTCACAACATCATAATCCTTTAGTTCTATTATTAATAATGTTTTTAGCTGCTCAGCTTCTAGTCCATATCTTGCAGACATATGGGTCACAATGCTGTCAATCAATTCATTCTTCACATTAACACCCCTTTCTTTTTTGGAGTGAATAATATGTGAGACGTTTCAGTTAATCCCTCAACATACGGCTGTTGTAGCGTGTCGCCCTGTACGACTGCTGCAGATATTCCCAATAAGCTTAATTGGAGGTAACACATATATACACACTTCCAATCTAAATCCTGTGCTACAACTTCCATTACATTTTGATAATTAACATTATTTTCTTTAAGGACCTGTGCTACTGCTATTATTGAGCCTCCTCCACCACACGTTGGTTCATTAACGTGAAATTTTTCATTTTCATTGTAATTCTGCATTGTCGTCATTCTTGCCATTAATAAGCTCAAATGATATGGGGTAAAAAATTGTCCTGTAATTTTGCTTCCCATTCCTGACTGCATATATATGTTGCCTAAAACATCAGACATATTGCTTTCCATTTCTTCAACTAGCAAATAAAACATTTCTGTGAATTTGCGTCTGTCTTCTAGTTCATATTTTTTCATTGTTGCAATATATTCATTTTCACGCTTTTCCCAAACCTTATCTTGAATAATTGTACTTGTATTACTTACAGCTAATGCACAACATTTCACCCAATCGCTGAACACTTCATATGGTGAATACTTTCCGGAAATTCCATTAATAATCTTTATGATTTCTTTCTGGTTATCCATCTGATTCCTCCTAAAACTGAAAATCTCTTGTAAAAAATGTGTGATACCAAATCCTTAATGCTCGCTCATTTCTGTACCACCTGATGAAAGGTTGGTAGTCTGCGTGTCCTCTTTTTTTCCTCTTAATGCTCCAGCCGTTGCTGTGCTTTTTGAATCTTAGTAACATTGTGGTTCCTCCAATTCTTATCCATCTTCCAATGTTTTAAACAATCTGTGCAATAATATCTCTAATCATTGATGTTCCTGAATCCATATGAACGTTTGCAGTTTTCACTGCTCCGTACCAGAAAGTCGCCACAACTGTTTCGTTGTCTTTGTTGTATTTCAAACTTTCCAATTCCTGAAAATCTCTTGTTTCCTGTAATACTGGTACTAATAAATCGCATATTTTCTGTTTATCTTCCATTGGTTTCTCCTCTTTTCTTTAATCAAATTTAATTTGATTTATTTGGTAAAAAAATATAGTCTATTGGCATATTATATAAAGCAGCTAACTCTTTACCTTGGTTTATTGTTGGTTCGGACGTTCCTTTTTCCCAATTTACTATTGTATTTTTTGAAACGTGCATTTCCTTTGCTACTTTTTCTTGTGTCATTCCAGCATTAACTCTGGCTGCTGCTAAACTAATCTGTATTTCTGCCACTTTTATCTCTCCTCTCTTTACTTTTAATTAACTTCCTGCTATAATCTTTTTATCACTTGGGCGACTTAGCAGGAATGTTAAGAAGTGTCGCCCTTGTGTGTGCTTGTTATTTATCGCCCTACTTAGTTATTTAAGTAGGGCTTTTACTTTTTCTTTTGCTTTCTCCAAATCTTCGCTCTCTTCCAAGATTGCTAAGATTTTTCTTGTTTGATTTTCTTCTGTAGTCTGTTTTAATAATTCTGCTAAATTCATTTCTTCGTATTCCATTTCTTTTCTCCTTTCCTGCTATCTCCTTGCTACTCCTATATAATATATCAAATTTAATTTGATGTCAATACTAAAATCAAATTTTTTTTGTTTTTTCGTTGACTTTAATAAAATTAAATTGTATTATCATTATATAATATAAATAGGAGGTATCTAATATGAGTGAAGATGTTCAAAAAGAAATATTTTCAAGAAATTTGAAAGCTTATATTGCTAATAGTGGAAAAACACAGCTTGAAATAGCCAAAAGTATTGATGTCTCCCCTCAAACATTTAATACTTGGTGCCAAGGCATTGCTATTCCACGTATGGGAAAAGTACAAGCCTTAGCTGATTACTTTCATATAAATAAATCTGATTTAATAGAAGATAAATCCTCTTTCCCAGAAGTCAACACTCTTGCAGCACACTTTGAGGGTGAGGAATTTTCAGAAGCAGAAATGGAAGAAATTAAAAACTTTGTTGAATTTGTAAAGAATAAAAGAAAGTAGTCCTTTTTATGGGACACCTAAAAAATTATACTCTAGTGGGGAGGTGATTTCTTGAATAAATTAGAACAATTAGAATCAGAAGCCTGCGAGGATGGTATAGAGGTTATTGATTACACTTTTGAAAACCCTAACATTAAAGGATTGTACTGTGACGGTGTTGTTGGTATAAGTGATAGTTTGGAAAACTCTACACAGAAACGTTGTGTTTTGGCAGAAGAAATGGGACATCATCATACTTCTAATGGAAATATATTAACTATGAGTTCTGCATCCAACCGCAAACAAGAGCATAGAGCAAGGATTTGGGGATACAACAAGCTAATTGGACTTAGAGGATTAATTGATGCCTTTGAGCACCACTGCCAAAATATGTACGATATTGCAGATTATCTAAATATTACAACTGATTATTTAAAAGAAGCTATTCGCACTTATCAAAACAAATATGGCAATTATGTTGAGTTAGACAATTACATTATACAGTTCAACTACCCTAGTATTGGCATAATAAAAAATATTTAAAGCGAAACCACATTGGTTATTTAGAGTTAATAGCTCATTAAAATGAATTTAATTAAACATTATTAAAATTATTTAATAAAAGGAGGTTTTATTTATGATTAACTTTTCAGAAAATGCTGTATTCAATTTAAAGCCAATTGATGAAAAAACTGTACAGCAAGATGTAACTAAATTATTTGTTGATGGTGAAATAATTATTGGTGCCTACAAAACAATACGTGATCAAGTTGTTTTTACCAATAAGCGTATTATTACCATAGATGTTCAAGGCATAACTGGAAAAAGAAAGGATTTCTCCACACTTCCCTACTCTAAATTACAATATTTTAGTGTGCAAACACCGGGATTTGCAGAGTTTATTCCTGATTGCGAAATGGAATTATTTTTTACCAATGGATTTAAGGCTCGTTTTGAATTTAAAGGCAATTGCAATATTATAGAACTTGGAAGAATATTGTCTCAATATGTTCTTGCGTAAAATTAACAACTGCACTTTGAAAATATAATATACTTACCCGGAGAACCGAAGGGGCGGTTGGCTGGCTTCTGGATTTTACGAAAGGAGCTGATGCCAATGGTTACATATGGAGATTTATTCACGTTTGTAATTATGCTTTGCGCTGTTATTACTCTTGTATTAGCTATCATTAATGCAAAAAAGTAACGTCCTCTCTCTGGTAAAGGTAGACGTTACTTCTTAACTTACTATCATAACCAGAAGCTAGGCTCAATCTAGCTTTCGGTTCTCTTGTTAAGTATATTATATCAAATCAGAGGTTTTAGTCAATAAAAAAAGAGCCAGCCACTAAGGACCAGCTCCAGAGTATGATACATACTCCCTTAACAAGAATATTGTATCATCTTTGGAGCACCCGGTCAAATGCTGGGTGTTATTTTTATACCCTTTTTAGGGAAGAAAGGAGATACAATATGGCAGTATGTAAAGATAATAAAACAAACACATATTTTGTTAAAACCTATTACACCGATTATACCGGTGCTAAAAAGCAAAAGAAGAAACGAGGTTTTAAGCTAAAAAGGGAGGCTTTAGATTGGGAACGTGAATTTTTGCTGCAAATGCAAGGCGAACCTGATATGACTTTAAATTCACTGGCTCGATTATATTTAAAAGACATAAAAACTAGGCTAAAAGAAGTAACCTATGACGGTCATAAACATTTACTAGATAATAGAATACTTCCATATCTAGGCAATAAGCCAATTAATTTAATAACTCCTGCTGATATAAGGGCATGGCAAAATAAACAGATTTCCCAAGGATATTCGGATGCATACCTTAAACGTATGAACAGCCTACTTGTTGCTACTTTAAACTTTGCTGTGAAATTCTATAATTTAAAAGAAAATCCATGCCATTTAGCTGGAAGTATGGGGAAAAGAAAACGAAACAAAATAACATTCTGGACCAAAGAAGAATATTTTAAATTCATTGCATTAGTTGATGATATTACAAAGTATACAATGTTTCAAACTCTTTACTATACCGGTATTAGAATTGGAGAATTATTAGCTTTGACATACAATGATATTGATCTAGCTAATGGAATCATTAGAATAAACAAAACCGTAAATTTTAAAGGGGGAAAAGTTATATTCACTTCTCCTAAAACTCCAAAAAGTAATAGGGAAATAACAATCCCGCAATTACTGATTAATGATTTAAGTAATTATATTGAAAAAATTTATGGCTATAAAATGACCGACCGTGTGTTTCCATATACCAAAGCTATTCTATATAAGGAACTCAAAAAGAAGAGTGAACAGGCTGGACTAAAAAAGATACGAGTACATGATTTTAGACATTCACATGCAAGTTTATTAATTGATATGGGTATTAATCCATTACTGATTTCTGAAAGATTAGGGCATGAACGAGTTGAAACTACCCTTAACACTTATAGTCATTTATACCCTTCCAGAGCTGATGAGTTAGCAGAAAAGTTAAACAAAGTAGTACCATTTTAGTACCACTAAAAGAAAAAGGACTTAGGAAAAAACTCCTAAGTCCCTTTATTTATAGGCTATTC